AACGCCACATCACTCAACTTCGATGTGTCGATTTGTTTATTTAGCAATTTTTCCACATTCACACCTTGATCCAAAACACTTCGCATTTCTGCATTGTGATTATGAGGCTCAATTAATGTTTCTGGTGAAATATTGTATTGAATTAACAAATGAGGGTAAAGACTGTTCAAGTCAAACGATGCAACATACGGATGCATACCTACTTGCGGGTCTTTGACAAATGCACCTTCAAAGGCAGCATTTTTCTGTTTAAATTCTTTTGGTGGTACAATAATCTTTTTATTCAACAAGTGTGAATAGATTAGAGCATCCCACATACGAGTTTGTGCAAATACATCTTCATAATTACATTTCGTATCATATGCAAGAGTTAATGCCAATTCAATTAGTTTTAGTTTATCTTCAAGTTTGACGATAAGTTCCACATCTTTGATGTTATATTCAATAAATTTTTGATAGTTAAGTCTATACAATTGATGTAGGTTGTCGTATTCGTCATACGAGAGTTTGTTTTCACCGAGTTCGACATTCGCAATATTGTCCAGTTTATAAGATTCTTGGGACTTGCCACCTGGCGCATACCATTTATACAGTTCAATATAATCTAACGAAGCGACACCGCCAATGTTATACTGAATTAATTCACGACCATTGATGGTCACTTTTCTTTCCCACATATAGTTCCATGGAGAAAGTTTTTTCGCCTCATCGGCACCGAGAACAGTTCTGAATCGGTTTACAAGGTAAGGGATATCAAAGAAGTCGGTGTTCCAACCAGAGATAACATCTGGACAATTGTTTTGCCAGTCTTGGATGAATTTCTTACACAAGTCGTATTCACTATCGCACTTGATGTATTCTTCTTCACCTTGCACAATGTAATCACCGCAGCCATAAACTTTAGTGCCACCATTCAATGTTTTCCATGCAATGGCAGTAATTGGTTCAGTTGCTTTGTATGGGTCTGGGAAACCATTCTCAGAACCAACCTCAATATCGATGATAGCAATGTTGATGTGTTGAATATCCCAATCAATTAGACCTTTGAATTCATCTGCAATAAAAGAATATTCATATCGGTCATTACCATAGATTTTAAAATTCTCAACGCCATCATATCGTTTAACAAAATCTTTTGCATCACGAATATCACCCAACTTAATAGGCTCGAGGTTTTCTCCGAATAGAGTTTTCCATTCTGACGGTTTCTTAGATGGCAAAAACAAAGTAGGCGAGTATTGTATTTTTAACTTTACTCGCCTACCGTTATTGACACCTCTAAAAAGAATATTGTTGCCTTGAACGGCAACATTGGTGTAGTATTTACTCATTCAATGATTGTATCATACTTTAGGAATTACAGAGGCAATTTGAATACCACTACCGAATACTTTGTTGTATTGGTTTACTAATTCTCTGGATGGAGTTGTAATGCAAAGAACATTGTCCATGGTGATTTTAATACCAGTATTGAATTCTTCACAGTATTCTAAGAATGGTGCAAATGCCATCATGGGACCTTCTTTGGTTGGTTGCATGATAACTTGAACAGGTTCTTTCAGAACCAATTCATCATTTTTGGTACAGTCCACTTCTGCGAGAATCGTATGATTCGTTTTGAATGTCACGAGCTTTATAGTCATGTAGTTTAATCTCTATTACCGAATTTATCGGTTGTTTAATTGAAAAATCTACGGCCTCTCCAAGAGTTTCAAACTCTTTGAAAGCCACAGATGATGAGCAGTTAAGGTAGTAACAGACTCTATACATTTACCCTAGTCTCCGCAGGTAATACACCAATCGTTACCCAACGCTTGGGGAAAAGCATTTCACGACCACGATAGTCACGAATGTCTGCGGTTGGATCTTGCATCCAACCAATCACCTCGACATTGTTGTCGATTTCACGCAAATACAAATCGTACCTTTCTGCACGGGGCAGTTTGTGTTCGATGGCGATTCTCTTTGCGATTTCACGGGTGTTCATATTTTATCCTCAAAAAATGTTTATAACGAAATTATACACGATAATGTAGTAGAGTGCAATACTTTTTAGGTAAACTTGCTGAAGTCTGGTGGTTGCCAACCTTCGGGTTTGAGAACTTTGCCGTCCTCTCTTTTAAGAACTTTACCTGTTGTTCTATCAATTTTCTTCAGGTTACTTAATGCGCCTTCATCCCATAGTTGGTCACAATTCCATCCTCGGGATAACATATAACCCACAATAACCCAAATCATATCAAAACAAGCATCAATAGTTTCAACATCATCTTCGTTGATTCTCGCTTCGCAAAATTCTTCATATTCTTCATCGATTAGTTTTCGATAAAGAACCGCTTGTTCAGGATTATTTTTTGAAATGGTTTGTCCTGCGGCAGACATAAACACCTGCACATCACGGAATACTTTAGTCATATTAAACCTTCTTAGACAATTCAGACTGATAGGTTCTATTTCTTAATTCGGAAGAACTAAACCGATGATTGCGGGAGTTGTACCAAATTTTGATACCACGGTCCTCACAAATTTGTTTACCTGTGAATTCTTTATCTTTATATTCTTCACCAATAATGCGAACACTAATAGGCAAGAACATCAATAAATCTTCTAGGTCTTTTTCAGTATCATAAACAACAATCTGGTCAATAAATTTAACGGCAGATAATTGAACATATCTTTCAACAACGGATTGAACAGGTTTGTTTTTAGTATCTGGTCTATCGATAGTTGGGTCACTTTGAACACCAACAATCAAATAGTCACAGATTGTTTTTGCTTCTGCAAGCATTAAGATATGACCTGCATGTAACAGGTCAAATGTTGAACAGGTAAAACCGACTGGTTTACCTATCATACTATCGGGTAATACTAACATAATATCTCCATTCTATAAAAGTAGTCCGGCCATCACGACCGGACTCCTATTTATTAGCGATTCATTACATACATTGTAATTTCAAAGCCATAACGCATTTCAGTTGCTACTGGTTTGGTCCACATAATTGTCTCCTTTATAAAGAAGTGGAAATATTTCCACACCTCTATATTATACTAAATGACAATAAATTTCAATACAGAAAATCATTAATTTGTTATAGTTAAATGTCTAATAACTCATAATCTTCTTTGCCAACACCACACTCAGGGCAAACAAAATCATCTGGTAAATTTTCCCATTTACCTTCTGTTTCTTCATCGTGGACATGACCACACACAATACAAATATGTTCCATTATTGCACCTCTTGTAACATTCTTTGATACGCAGTTGCATGGCGTTCTTCTACTTTCTTTAAAGCATTGAAACGCTTTTCTGCCTTTTCTAAAATAGATTGAAATTGGGCAGCATGTTCTTTTGATTCACCAATTTGGTCATTGATTTCTTTTACAAAGTTATCGATGCCCTCTAGTTTGGCTTCATCACGCATTTTTGGATACATTTCGGTGAACTCATATGTCTCACCTTCAATGGCCTTTTCCAAACATTCTTTTGTATTTGGTTTACCAATCAACAACTCAAGGTGACCCCATGCATGAAGTAACTCTTGGTCTGCTGTGTGTTCAAAGTGTTTTGCAACATCTTCGAAACCTTCTTCACGAGCAATCTTCGCAAAGTAACGATACTTGACATGTGCCATTGACTCGCCCGCCAATGCACTTTCTAAATTCTTTAATGTTATACTCATATTTTAATCCTTATAGAAAAGTATTATGAATCAATACTTATTCATAGTTTATCACTATTCTTTAATTTTGTCTAATGATTTTTTTCTATTATTGTTATCGATATTTTCAATGATAACTGCACCTGCAACCATGTCCATATTAAGTTTATCACCTATCTGCCAACCTAATTCTTCTATTAGTTCAGGAGGTAACTCTACAATGGCATCACCATTCTCACAAATTTCAACTACTTTTGCCGTGTAATTCATACTTGCTCAATTTTTATGTTACATTTTTTTAAGAAATCTAAACCTTCTGTATTCTTATAACTGTTGCGATAATATACAGAATTAATTCCTGATTGATATACTAATTTAGCACAATCAATACATGGTGCATGTGTAATGAACATAGAGGCACCATCACTTGAGTTTGTTGACTTTGCAATCTTGGCAAGTGCATTTGTTTCTGCATGAAGGACTTCTGGTTTAGTTTTTAAACCTTTTATAAACTTTTCATCTTCTTCTACTATGATTTCTTCTTCGCAGTTATTATCCCAACCAGAAGGCATACCATTGTAACCAATACCAATAATCGTATTGTCTTTAACAACAACACAACCTACCTGTAATCGTTTTGCAGTTGACAACCGAGAATATACCTCGGCTGCATCCATGTGTGCATCAACAAATTTCTGCTTCATTATGCCTCAGCAGATTCTTTTTGTTCTTTTTTATTCTTATTTGATTTGAATTGAACCGAACCAATAATCTGTGCCTCAATCATTGCGTTTTTGTATTCATTACGCCTGATTGGGTCGACTATGGTGGCCATAAACCGTTTGGTCTGTTTGGTCAGTTTGAAATTTTTATCACGCTTTACCATAATATCTCCATTTTAAAAAGTGGGGCAAAATGCCCCACCAAGTTACGCTACCTTCTTCTCTTGTAAAAGTTGAAGTTTGAAATCCTTCAAATCATTACCAATTTCAATCTTGCGTGGTTTCTTGTGTTCGGGAATAACATTCTCCAAACCAATACGCAAAATGCCATCTTTAAATTCCGCACCTTTTACTTCGATTGTGTCGGCTACTGTAATTGTCTTAGTGAAAGACCTTGTGCCAATACCTTTGTGTAGATATTGCACTTCATTTTCTTTATCTTCCTTTTCACCTTTCACAGTCAACACTCCTGCATTAACTGAAATATCGATTTCATCTTTAGAAAATCCTGCAATGGCAAGTTCTACGATGTATCGTGTATCATCCAGTTTTAGGATGTTATGTGGAGGAAAATTAGAAGCTGATTTTTGAATATCCATGGTCAATAGTTTTTCAACATCGTCAAAAAACTTGTCAAATCCCAATGTAGATTGGTATAGTGGAACGAATGAAATTCGTGTCATATAGTTCTCCTT